CAACAGCTTGTACGAAGGTAGATCCACCACCTAATCTTAAATCACCTGCTGTATTTGTAGCAGTTGGAAAGAAATCCACTGGATTTTCTTGTGATGAGAAACGTATTAACAAAGGATCTTGCACACCATCTCCTTGTGTGGCAGATGAATTTGCACCCAATCCATCACAACCAAACACGATAACGTGTCGGTCTTGGTCTGACACAAGAACTTGTTTAGCAATTGTAGGCACACTTGTTTCTCCAGAATATGTGCTTGTTGCACTAAGTTCTATTGCTCTGTTACCCAAACCATTTGTTTTATCCCAATAAAATATACCACCATCTCTTGCGTTTATAATTATATCTTCACCAAAATTATCATGTGACCACAGTCTTATCTGTGCTCCAGGAACAGTAACACTTGCTGCATTACCCCAACCAACAAAGTCATTGGCAGAATCTGCATTACCAGTTGCTAATCTTACAAGTGTATTATCTGCGTGTGTTGTTGCTGTTGTGCCACTGTGACCACGAGTTACAGTCATTGTATTATCATCAGCAGTTGCCGATACAAGCATCAGTTCGTTATCTACAAGGATTACGTCATTTGCTGTATTCATGCCAGTTTCATCATCCACATCTACATCAGTTTCACTAGCATCTAAAGCCTCGTTAAGTTGTGTTGCTAAAGCACCAGATGTCGTACCACTCCATTGTCCAGCACCCCAACCAGTTCCACCAACTGTGTTATCAAGTCCAACATTTATCTGATACGCACCCACAACACTACTGCCGCCATTACCAGTATCAGATGAATTAGCCGCTATACTTGATGTGATTGTGTAAGCATTAGAACTTATAATAGATGTAATCTGAAACTCTGCGTTAAGTATTGTGGCTGTAATGGTACCACCCAGACTAGATGCACCAGAAAATGTTACAAAGTCTTTTTCATTTGCACCGTGTGCTGGATCTGTGACAGTTATCGTTGTAGATCCGTTTGTAGCAGAAAAGGTTACATCACCTGCACCTGTAGTATTTCTAATAGGTGTAATGTCATTAAACGTCTGACCTTCTTCTATGTAGTATTTAAGATGTGTTCCAATACCCATAAAATCAGAGCCATCAAGAGCTACCCAATTATGTAGCCTTCTCGCACTACCTAGATATTGATTAGGACTATATTTCTCCCAGCCACCAAATTTTTCTGGAAAACCAAACCTAAATCTAACTTTGTCACCATCAACAAAACCACCTTCGGCACTATAAGATGTGATATCAGATACAATGCCAGGTTTAAATTTTAAAGCTTTCATAGGCATTAGAACGCACTCACTGATTTGATTCCAGTATAGGCATCTTCATTAACAGTGCCAGTACCATCATTAATGTCTTTTAAAGCAAAAGGTCTACTACTGCCATCACTACCAGATATTGTACCAGTTAAACTAAAAGATCCATCTGTTGAATCCCTATCCACTGTATTGGTAGCACCGGCAGATACTGTTGCACTAAACGGATCACTACCAGATAACACACATGATATTGCTAAATTGTTTGTAAAGATAAATCGTCTGCCCGCTGTTGGACCTACAACATCTACGTTTTTGATTTGGTTAAATGCTCCACGACCACCTGCTCCAAGTATGATTTCAACTACGGCTTTTCCAGTATTCACA